AGACTATTGGGAAATAGATGAAACAAATATTGATCTAGTAGAGGGACAAGCTGAGTATCATTTTTTTAGAAGCGCTGCTGATGACACATCAGATAGTAGTAGAGCTCAGGCAACAACTAATCAAGTTGCATCAACTATTTTTGGTATGGATGATATATTAGAGGCAACTTACAGAACAAATAGAACTCAAACATCACAGCAAGACGTCGCTATGACTAAGATTAGTAGATCTACATATTCTGGTTTATCTAACAAATTATCAAAAGGACAACCAACACAGTATTATGTGCAAAGATTAATTGATCGTGTGACTTTGTTTGTATATCCAACACCAGACTCAACAGCTGGCTCTGCCGATATGCACTTGTATTATGTAAAAAGAATACAGGACGCTGGTGATTATACTAACGCCACTGATGTTCCTTATAGATTTGTGCCTTGTATGGTTTCAGGTTTAGCTTTTTACTTATCACAAAAAGTAAAACCAGAATTGGTTCAACAAATGAAATTACTTTACGAAGATGAACTTAATAGAGCTTTAACAGAAGATGGTTCTTCTTCTAGCACTTATTTAACACCACAGGCGTATTATCCAAATGTCTAATTTTGCATCAGGAAAAAAAGCGAAAGCAATATCAGATAGAAGTGGAATGGCTTTTCCATATAGAGAAATGTTAAAAGAATGGAATGGCTCTCTTGTTCACGTATCAGAGTTTGAGTCTAAACACCCACAGATAGAATTAAAATCTCACAAAGCAGATAAACAAGCTTTACAAAATGCAAGAACCGATAGAGATGAAACTGCTGCTCCTATTTTATTACCGCTCAACGCTTTTAAAACTGCCAGCTCAGGAACAAGTGTAATAACAGTAACAGAGCCAGAACATGGCAGGTCTAGTTCTGACACGGTAAGATTTTATGGTGCATCAAGTTTTGATGGTATAACAGCTGCGAATATTACAAGATCTGCTGGGTATACAATTACTAAAGTAGATGATAATAGTTATACATTCACAGTTGCTACAGATACAGCGACTAGTGGTAATTTAAGAGGAGGCGGTCAAGCGTTTGCTGGACCTGTGACGGTGGTAGCATGACAACATATTCTGAATTAGTTACACAGATTAGAGACTATTGTGAGGTTGATAGTAATGTATTTTCAACCACTATTGTTAATGATTTTATAGAACACGCTGAGTTAAAAATATTTAGACAAGTTGATTTTGATGTGTTCAGACAATATAAAACAGCTAGTTTATCGGCCAGTGACCCTTTTGTTGCTATGCCCGGTGCAACTCCAGCTACCTTTTCATACGTAAGATCTGTAAGTATATTTAGCTCTTCAGGTTCTTTAGGGGGCTTAACTGACAACGAAAGAGTTTTTCTAGAGAAAAGAGACCAAAGTTTTATTAATGAATACAGTCCAAATAGAACATCTACTGGTGTGCCTAAATACTATGCAAACTGGGACAATGACACAATAATTGTTGCTCCTGCTCCAAATGCCGCATATACTATAGAATTAGCGTATAACGCTCAAGAAACAGGACTATCCTCTAGTAATGCTACTACGTGGGTAAGTAACAATGCACCAGGTTTATTGTTGTATGCCTGCCTAATAGAAGCTTTTAAGTTTCTTAAAAACCCTAATATGGTGAGCATGTATTCTCAAGCATATCAGGAATTAATAACACCTTTGGCTGCAGAACAGATGGGACGCAGAAGAAGAGAAGAATATAAAGATGGTGTGGTTAGAATACCTATACCATCAGGTAACCCATAAGGAGAAAATAAATGGCTAACGTAATATCAAATGTTTTTAAAGAAGAGTTGTTGAAAGGTAATCATGACTTTGATGGTGGTGCTACTTATAAGTTAGCTCTTTACACTTCATCAAAAACAGTCGCTGCGTCAGACCCAACTGCTTATAACACTACAAACCAAGTTGCAAACGGCAATGGTTATACTACCGGGGGTGCTACTTTAGCTAACCCATCAGTCACTGGCGGATCATCAGCATCAACTGCTTTTGTTGACTTTGACGATGTATCATTCACAAGTGCATCTTTTACAGCAAGGTTTGCACAGATATACAGATCAGATGGTAGTGCACCAACTAACAACTCAGTTTTAGTTTTGGATTTTGGTGGTGACTTTACAGCAACCAACGGTACATTCACGATTCAGTTTCCAGCGGCAGACACAAGTAATGCAGTATTAAGATTAGCGTAGGAGGTTAAATGGCGTTTGCAATAAACGATCGGGTTAAAGAAACCTCAACCACAACCGGAACGGGTACATTTAGTTTAGGCGGAGCAGTATCCGGGTTTCAAACTTTTGTAGCCGGTGTTGGTGGTGGTAACACAACTTACTATGCGATTGTAAACGATACAGGAACAGAGTTTGAAATAGGTATCGGCACGGTCACTGACTCAGGCACAGATACTTTATCTAGAGATACGATACTTGAAAGTTCTAACAGTGATAGCGCTGTAAGTTTTTCATCAGGCACGAAGACTGTATTTTGTACATTACCCGCAGAGAAAGTAGTTGTCACTCCAGGATCTGGAGCCATGACAATTTCTCCTCCCACTGATTTAACCGTAGATGCAGGCAATGACATTGTATTCGATGCAGCAGGTAATGCTATAAGGTTTAAAAGTAATGGTACTGAAGTGGGTCAAGCTTCTCTAGCTAGTCAAGATTTGACTATTTTATCTAGTGTTTCTGATAAAGATTTAATATTTAAAGGAAACGACGGCGGTTCAACAATCACTGCATTAACGCTTGACATGTCAGATGCTGGCACGGCTACCTTTAATCACGATATTATATTAGGTGATAACAGTAAAGCTCAGTTTGGAGCAGGTTTGGATTTGAGTGTATATCACTCAGGATCACATTCTTACATAGAAAATAATACAGGCGACTTAGTTTTATTAAATAATTCTGATGACAAGGATATTATCTTCCAATCTGACGATGGCTCTGGAGGTACAACAACTTATTTCTATGTAGATGGAAGTGGCTCAAGAATTATATTTGAACAAATCACAAGACACATGGACAACATCTATGCTGGTTTTGGTTCAGATGCAGATTTAAGAATTTTCCACGATGGCTCTAATAGTAAAATTCAACAATCTTCAGGTGCAACTGGTGATTTAATTATAGAAAATAGAGTATCTGACGAAGATATAATTTTTAAAGGCTCTGATAGTGGTAGTGACTTTACTGCCCTCACTCTTGACATGTCTGATGCTGGTACAGCTACCTTTAACCACGACATAGTATTAGGCGATAATAGTAAAGCATTGTTTGGTGCTAGTAGTGATTTAGAAATACTTCATAACTCTTCTAGTGGTAATAGTTTCATATCTGATGTGGGGACTGGATCTTTAATTATTTCATCCAATCAAGTTCTTTTTCAAAGTGCTGATAAATCTGAAACACTTATGCAGGTAAACGAAAATTCAGATGTAAAACTGTTTCATGATAATACAGAGCGTTTGGCTACTACTGCCTCTGGCATTGATGTCTCGGGCAGTATTCAAGTAGATAATGGTGGTAGTCTTGGTTTTGGTGGCACTAATTATAAAATTGAAGGTAGTAGTTCAGCTAATCACAGAATAGCATTTCATACAGATGGTAGTGAAAGAATGCGTTTAGATAGTAATGGTAAATTAATTATAGCAGACACAGCAAGTCATACTGATGATTTTTTACAAATAGAAAGCCCAGCATCCGGTGGTGGACATGGAATACAACTTAGAAGAAATGACTCCAACAACGACCAACAATTAGGGAGAATATTATTTGGTAATAATACAGATACAGACATAGCAACTATCGCAGTTAAAACAGATGGAGCAAATGATAGTGGTGCATTATTTTTTTCAACTCAACCTGCTAGTGGTAGTTCAACAGAAAGAATGCGTATAAACAGCTCTGGTAACGTGGGGATAGGAAATTCAAACCCAAGTGTTGCTCTGGATGTGACTGGAGATTTTAAGGTGTCCGGCAGCATCACCATAGGCAGCACGGCTATAACTTCCACAGCGGCAGAACTTAATTTTTCTGATGGTGTGACCTCAAATATTCAAACACAACTGGACACAAAAACAACCCAGGGCTTCGCTCTTGCGATGGCCGTGGCCCTATGATATAAGGAGATATTATGGCACAGAACTTTAGAAACGCGGTAGCAAGATCACAAGGAACGACAGCAGCTAGTATTTTGAGTGGTGGTGACTATGACGCTATCATAGGAATTAGACTGGCTAACATATTAACAACCACT